GCGCTGGAGGCGCCCGGCCTGATAGCGCGCAGCATCGACGCGCGTCTTCCACCCGTCAAAGGGCAGGCCGATCGAGCGCACGGGCAGCGGGATCTTGGTCGGGATCTTCATTCATCGTCCCCGAAATCGGAGCGCTTCTTCACGCCCTTCAGCTTCTCGATCTCGTTCATCACTTCCTTCGCGATCTCGCGGGCGCTTTGGCCGTCGCGGGCATGGACGTGGATCTCGACATGCATCGGTGCCGCCGCCGTGGCTGCGCCCAGAGGCGAGCGCGCTGCGGGCTGGATCGGGCCGCCGGCCATCGCTGGCGACAGCGAGAGCGCGCCGGCGGCGACGACACCGCCAGCAACGCGACGCATCGACCCGACGGCATTGCGGCCGCCACGGTTAATGCCGATCGCCAAGCCTTGGCTGATATGATCGCCCATGATCGTGAAGAGGCGGGATGGCGACGCGATGCCCAGGAATTCCTTGGACTTCTGCCATGCGCCGCCGATGATCGATTTAAGCGCCGCCCAGATCCTGCCGGGTGCGGCCTGAATGCCGGACACGAGGCCGTCGATAATTGCCCGTCCGGCGCTGACAAAGCGGCCGCCCAGACCCATGACATAGGAAAGGCCGCTGCCGAAGGCCCGCTTGATCGTCGCCCAATTGTCCCAGATGAAGAGCGCGGCGCGGCCGATCGGGCCGCTGAACTCAAGCATGTTGCGCGCATTGCCCTTCATCCATGCCCACGCCTGCCCCAGATAGCCGATGCCCGAGCGGAACGCGCCCTTGATCTTGTCCCAATGCTTCCAGATCAGATAGCCGGCGACGGCGACGCCGGTGACCAGCAGGCCGATGGGGTTCAAGAGCAGCGCGCGGCCGACGAACAGCATCGCTCGGCCGAACATCATCGCGCCGTTGACCAGCAAGCCCATGGCGCGCGACGCCATGATACCGGCGGGGAACAGGCGAGCGAAGAATTTGTAAGCGGTCGCGAGAGGTCCGAAGAGCCCGCCGAGCGCGAACTGGATACCGCCGAGCGCGATCTTGAAGACGGCAAGGCCCGCAACCAGCTGGATTATCAGCGCTGCCGCCTGGGGATGCTCGCGCGCCCATGCTGCCACGGACCCGGCGGCGCGGTTGATATAGCCCAGCGTCGTCACGGCGACGGGCAGGAAGGTGGTGCCGAGCGTGATAGCGAGTTCGGAGATGCCCGACTTCAGCGCCGTCCAGCTGACGTTCGCATCGTTGAGCATGCGGGTGTCGAAGGCGCCCGACACCGTGCCCTTGGCCTTCATCGATTCGTCGCGCACTCGCCGATATTCGTCCAAGTTCTGGATCAGGCTGCGAATCGCGCCCTGCGCCTGCATGTCCTCGAACCCGAAGCCGAGCTTTTTCAGGTCGCCCTTTGTGGCCTTTTGCGTGATTATCGCGATGGCTTCGAAGGTATCGATGCCCTGCGCCTTCAATTTCGCCATCGCCGCGGGCAGGTCGACGCCGAAGTTCTTTTGAAACGCTTTAATGGTGCCGGGCGAGTTGATCTTGGCCAACAGGTTCTGGATGTTGTTCGCAGCCTGGTCGGCGTTGCCGGTGCCCTTCTCCGCGATCTGCAGCGCGGCCGACAGGTTGCCGACGGCCGACAAGCCGCTTTCCCCCATCGCCTGCATCTGGGCGGTCAGCGCCGGAAAGTGACGTGCCATGTCGCGGATCTCGAATGCGCCGGCGTTGCCCGACGCGGCCATGATGTCGAGCGCTTCCGTCGTCTGGTTGATCGGCACCTTCAGATTGTTGAGGTTGGCGAATGCGGCGCTGGCGCCATCGGCCAGGTCGACCTTGAAAGCCGTGCCCAGGCGGCCGATCGCGGGCACCATCAGCGCCGCTTGGCGGGGATCGAGGCCCTTGCCCGCCAGCACGTCGACCGCGGCGCGCATATCCTCCGGCATCTGTCCGGCGGCGCGGGCGGCGAGCATCAGGTTGACGCGCATCTGCGCCGTCTCGCGGTTGGTCAGGTTCGCCTTTTGCTGGATATCGACCATGCCACTGGAGAAATCGCCGGCGGCCTTCGTCGCGAGCAGGATCGGCGCCAGCAATCCCAGCCCCTCGACGACGTTGTCACGGCCCGCATCCTTCAGCGCGTCGCCGCGCGCGCGGATCGCATCGGCCGTGGCATCGATCTCGAGCAGTCGCTTTTGCTTCGCCAGTTCGGTGTTGCTGCGCTCGAGCTGGCGCTGCAGCTCACGCTCGCGGCTGACCAGGTCGGTGATGTTGCCGCTGGCGCTGGCCAATTCGCGACGGACGTCCTTCAGCTCGCGCTCAAGGCCCGATGCCTCGCGCGCCATGTCCTTCATGACCTGTTTCGCGGTCTTGCCCGTGCCGATGAAATTGCGGAACATGCCGGTCAGCTTGTCGCTGCCGATCAGGTTCACCACCAGGTTGAGCGCGCCGCTCATCGGTCGCCCTTGCCCCACATGCGATTGAAACGATCAACGGCGCGGCGGCGCCAGCCGAGCAGCTCCGGAAGTTCAAGCGCCTCGAGCGCGGCCAAGGGCCAATGAAAGATCGCGGCGATGTCGGCCATCAATTCCTCGACGACGAGTCCTCGATCATCTTCTTCATGATCGCCGACTGTTCCTTCGTCATAAAAAAACCGCGCACAGCACCGCCCATCTGACCCAGATCGACGGGCGAGAGCTGCGCCACTTCATGGTCGGTAAGGAAGGGGTCGGTGATACGGGGCAGCAGCTTGAGCAGCGTGGTGATGTCGGAGCCGATCAGATCGTCTAGCGACAGCCCGCGAAGCTCGCCCGCCATGGGCTTGCGCAACGTCACCGTACCGATCGCGTTGTCGCCGCGCATAATGGGATCATCGAGGGTGACGGGGACGAACTTGCTATTCGGCGCTGTCTCCACGACGGCTTCAGGGGTGAGTGCGTCGGCAGTGCCAGGAGTCTGTTCGAGGTTCATGAGCGGGTGTCCTTGTAAGTGCGGGGATTAGAGGACGGGGCGACGGGCCGTTGGGTGCCCGCCGCCCCTATTCGATGCCGGCCATCCCCGCTCGTCAGGCCGGACCGAAATCGGTGGTTAGAGTTCCAGCGCCCTGCGGATATCGGCGTATCGGTCGACGCCATCGACGATGAAGACGCTGTTGAGCAGATCGATCTCGACCTCGACGCGGCCGTTGATCGACAGCTTGTAGTAGGCGAGTGGGAATTTCTGTTTGTGCTGGGTTTCCTTGCCCGCTGCGGCATTGCCCATGTCTATCTCCTGGTGTCGACCGCGCATCACGATCTCGACCTGGTCGACACCGCTGCCGTCGTCGGCTTGGTACGCGCCGACCAGGCGCAGCAAGACGCCATCGACGCGGCTGATGCCGAACTGGCGAAGCGTCTGGCGCACCATGCCGCCGTTGGTCCATTCGGCCGTCATCGCCTCGAGGCCGTTATCGACCATGATCGGACCAAGCATGCCGCCGCCGCGCCATTCCTCCATCGCGATCGCGATCTTGGGTTGGGTAAATTCTTCGATGACGCCGAGATGCGATTCGCCGTCGTTGAAGAGGTTGTAGTTCTTGAGTTTCTGGGGGAGGCCCATGGCCGTCTCCTTTCGCTAGATGGCGGAAATCAGGGGGACCGATCAGCCGTTGAGCTGATCGGCGAAGCCGGCGTAATATTTGTCGGTGATGAGCTGGTTGAGCGTGAGGCTCTCCGCCGGCGCGCAGGGGGTGAATTCATAGTCGATGACCAGCTTGCCGGCGGCGAGGTTCTCGGGCGGGTTCAACGCACCATCGAACCGGGCGAGGCCACCGATCAGGCGTCCCTCTGCGATCAGGCGTCGGATTTCGGCATTGATCGTCTCCAGGATGTCGCGGATCAGGCTGACCGTCATCGGGCGGTCCATCGCCCAGGCCAGCCCTTCGGCGATGATATCCTGCAGCGCCTGGCTGGTGCGCACCGCGCTTTCGAAATTATAGTGCGGCAGCGTCTCGTCGACACAGGTCCGGTTGCCCCAGAAGCGGAATCCGGTGGTGCGGATGATCGTCGTGATGTGGGCGCTATTGAGCACGCCGGCGGGAGTCGTATCGTCCTGCAGGTCGAAATAGACCGATTTGTCGACGCCGGTGACGCCGTCGACCGCGACGTTGGACAGCGTCTTGTGCCAGCCTTGTTCCTGGTCGATGCGGGCGCGAAGGCCAAGCGCGCGCGCGACGGCGTCGCCGGCGAAGTCGCCGGTAAAGTTCGGCCACAACAGCATCAGCTCGCGCTGGGCGAATTCGCCGCGATAGGTGACGGCTTCGGCGATGGTGTCGCCTACCGCCGCGGCATAGGCGAAGCCACGCAGCTTGCGGGCGACGATTGCCAAGGCAACGGTCACAGCCTGCGTATCGAGTCCGGGAACGCCCAGGATGCGCGGACGGATGCCCAGTTGCACTTCGGCGTCGAGCAGCGCCTGCATGCCCGTGGCGAGGCCATCGACGCCGATCGTGCCGATGATGGCTGTCTCGGTTGCTTCATCATCCGCGCCTTCCTCGATGCGGACCACGACAAGGATCGGGGTCGTCTGGTCGGCGATCGCCTCGAGCGCGGACTTGAGCGTGCCGCCGGTCCCCGCCTTGCCGATCGCGTCGCGGATATCGGTGACCAGGACCGGCTTGTTGAGCGGAAAGGCGAGGTTGAGCGCATCGGTCGGCGCCCCGGCGGCTGCGGTCGCCGTGACCACGATGCCGATGATGGCGGTGGCGACGGGCGCCAGGGTGCGAACGCCGGTGGTGAGCAGATTGGTCTTGATGCCGTGGCTGACGGTCATGGGCTGGCTCCTTTATGCTGCGGCGACGGCAACGCCGCCCCGCCGGATGGGAATGGAAAGACGGACGTGATCGTTGGCGGCGGGGAGGTCGCGCCGCTCACCTTCGATGTCGATGACGACGGCGCCGTCGCGATTGTCGGTCGAAATGCCGACGCGGGTCAGCCTGATGCGCGGTTCCCAGCGCGAGAGCGCGACGGCCGATGCGGCGAAGAGCAGCTGGCGGGTGACGCTGTTGGCGGGCTGGTCGATCAGGTCGGTGATCATCGAACCATAGTCGCGCAGCATCACCCGGGTGCCGATCGGGGTCGACAGGATATCGCTGATCGATTGTGCCAGATGGGCGTTGCCTTCGATCCGGCGGCCGTCGTGACGGTCTACGCCGATCATTGCGGTGCGCCCGACACGCCGACGCCGGGCGTAACGCCCAAGTGCCGGTGGTCTTTGAGGCTCTTGCCACCGCCGATCACGTCGGTGTCGGCGGTCAGGGTGCCCGTGACCGTGACGTCGCCATCGATCGCAACGTTGCCGGTAAGGTTGATCTGTTCAGCTGTGATGTTGGCGGTCGATCCTGCCGGCAGGGCGGCGGTCAGGATATGGGCTTCAGGGTCGTAGGCGATGCGCGCGCCGTCCTTGAAGACGATCACTTCTTCAAGCGAATTTCCCGCCGGCGGGAACATGTCGCGCGTGATCCCTGGCAGGAAGATGGCGCCGCCGATATCGCCTTCAGGCGAAAAGAGCACGCCCTGCTCGCCGATCGAAGGGGGCGACCAGATGCGCGTCTCGCCCGATCGCATGTAGCACCAACGGAGAGGCTGTGATTCAACATCTTCTCCGTCCTCGTCGGCATGATGCACCGTGATGCGCGCGCCCGCCAGGTCGACACTGGCGACTGTTGCGACGCGGATCATCGCGGCGGGATCGAGAGGGATGTCTTCGGGCGCGGCCATGCCCGCCACAAAGAGCGAGTGGCCGTCAATTGCCAGAGCCGGCCCTTGTATCCGCGCCGGTTACAGGGCTGGATCTTCTAGGGAAGCCGTGATTGACGACACGCCATCGGGTGCAGGCACCAGCGGGCTATCGGCATCGGCCCATGCACATTCGTGGCGGATATTGGTGATGCACCCCTGCACGGCATCGCGGTCGGTCTGCGTTTCGCAGAGCGCAAGCGCCTCTTTCAGCTTGAGGTAGACCTTGTCCGCCCTGGGGTCGCTCATAGTTTTTCTCCTTAAGACCAGTTCGCGTTGCCGCCGCTGGAGGTCCCCAGCGCCGGGCTGAAGGACATCCCAGCATTGCCGTAATGAAACATCACCCCACCATGGAGGCATTGGCTCTGATCGACCGAACCCGCTTGTGGCGTCGTGATTTCCATCCATCCCGCCGCTATCGTCGCATAAGTGCGGATCGCGTCGGTCGTCGCCTTCGAGCCGGATACCGCGATCTTCGGGTAACCCTTCGACGGGCCGCCCTGATGCAGCAGATAATAGGCGGCGATACAGTTGACGATCGTCCCGCCATGATGCGCCAACGCGCCAAGCGGACCGACCGAGATCAACGCGCCCGATCCTTCATTGCCCGGGATGCCCGGTTGCACCGAGCCCGCGGTAAGATTGGTGTTCGCCGGGTTTGCATTGCTGATTGCGAAGGCGTTGATGCGAATATTGCCATTGATTGTCAGGGGCTGGGTGACGCGGTCGAACTTTGGAACGAGCATCTCGCCCCAGCTGCCCATCACGAGATAGGCGCCGTGTAGAAACTGCCCGAAGAAATCGATTTTGTTGGCGAACCCGTCAGGGTTCATCATCAGGTGGACGCCATAGCAGGCGAGGCCGTATTTCGGCGAGTTGACCCAGGCAGGAAGCGGCGGCGTGTAGACGTGGAATTCCGCCGTCCCCGTCGAAAGCTTGCCACCGAACATGACCAGCGGCCCGCCCGACTGCTGATAGCCAAACCAGTTGCGCGTGCCGACGAACGCGACATCGGACCCCGCGGCGGACACCGCCCACACATTGCCATCGAAAGCGCAGTCGCTGAAGCGTGCGCGCGCGCCACCGACGGCATTACCGTGCGATACGTTGAAACCGAAATCCCAGCCATAGCGCGAGGCGTTCTCGGTTAGGATGCGGGCAACCCCGCCGATGCCGTGGGGGAAGGCAAGGCCAAAGCCGCCCGTCAGATCCTTCGGGCCGTCGAACCGGATCGATGCCCCGTATTGGCTGCGCAGGAAGGCGCGGTCGTCGGCCTCCACCCCCGACATATCAGAATTTCGCGGCACCGCCTTGCCCTCAGCAAAGGCCGGACCGGTTATGAACAGGTTCGAGCTGTGCAGATTGCGCACGGTACGACCTCCCACCGGGATGGACATACTGCCGCCATTGCCTGCCGGCGTGTTCAGCGAGGTGATGAGAATCTCGACAACGTCGCTGCCGCCGAACTCATCATACCAATCGAGCGCCGCCATAAACGTCGTGAAATCGCCGCCCGGTCCGCAGGTTTTGGTGACAGGGCCTGCCCAACCCTGCATCCAGTCGTTCAAATCACCGACCGGCGTGCCGATCGACGCGAGGCCTGCCGCGAGCGCTGCGATGCTGATCTTGCTATCGATCAACGCCTTGCTTGCACCCTGGAATATTTCGACTGACCCACCGACCGTGCGCCGATACCAGTGAATAGATCCATCGCCAGGCGCGACCGCAAATTCCTGACCGTTCGCCGTCACCGCTTCGCCCGCTGCGACATTCGGATAATATGGGCCTTGGGTCAGCGCGATGTCGCGCGCGGTCTCGGCGGCTTCGGTGATCGATGCGATGACCTCGCCGATCACGGCGCCCCGGGTTTCGCCGTCTTGGACAACGGGGACGGGTTCATTGCCGACAAGCGGCCCCGCGGGGGGAAGCTGGGAAATCTTGGCCATGCGTCAGGCTTTCATGATGAAGGCGAGGGCGAAGTAGGGCGGCCTGCTGTCGGCGGCGTCGATGGTCAGGCCGTGATCATGCGCCGCGCCGCCGCCCGTGCTGCTGGTCCGACCGATCGTCGGCTCTGCTACGGTGCCATCCAGGGAATATTCGCTGTCGCCGCCGCTGTTACTGGCTTCGAAGATCGAATTCGCGGCGGTCAATGCGCCGCTGCCGACCGCCGCAACGGTGGTCAGGTGGCGATGTCCTGGCATCTGGGCCTCGGTCAGCACATGAGCCGCGACCGCGCTGCCCGGGTGCCCATGTTCGACGCTGCCCCCCGTATCGCCCACGTCATAGGCGCCGCCCGCGCCGACGATGAACCGGTCGCGCAGGTCGGGCGTGCCGTTGGCCCCGTTGCAGAGCAGCCAGCCCACGGGAATGTCGGGCAGCGATCCCCACCATTCGGTGACAATGCCGCGCGGCATCAAAGCCTTCAGCATCCGGTCCAGCTGCTTGGGCGTGATGATGGTTTCGTCATCGTCGCCGGCATCGACGGTCGCGTCGTCGGCGAGCTTCGCGACCCCGGCGACCGTGTGTGATGCCGGCGGATTGAGGAACAGCGCGTCGCCGAATTCGATCACGGCCGCAACGCCATTGCCGAACGCAATGTCGAGCGCGAACAGGCTGGTCGCCAGCTGCGCCTTGGACAGGATCGGATCGGCGACGGCGCTGTAGACCGCGATCAAGGTGCCATCGGACGCGAAGAGGCCGAAGCCGGTCACATTGTAGACGATTGCCGCCGGGTCATGGGCGACGATATGGATGATGCTTTCTGACACCGCCTGACCCGCAACCGTATCGATGCGCCGAAACTCGCCGGGCAGGGCGGTCAGTGTAGGTGCCATCACGAACGGCGTCGCAGTCAACCCCAGCTCGGTAATCTCGACAGCGTCGGTGCCGCCATTCTGGGCATCGACGATCGCGTCCCAGCCCGCGTCGGTGATGATCATCGGCAAGGCGGCCATCAGTTTGTCTCCAACAAGGCGCCGGCTTCGTTGGCGATCGGCTCACCATCTTCGGTCTGCAAAAGGCTGTCCCAATAGGGATCCGGATCATGCGCCGCGTCGAGCCGCGTCCGGCTGAAGGTCGCGGAGGTGGCGGCGGCGACGCCCCAGGCCGTCGCCTGGGCCTCGAGCGACTGCACGAAGGTGAAATGGCTGCGGGCGGGTTTGACCGACGCGACGTCGCGAATAATGGCGGCGGCGGTCTCGCTGGTCAGGAAGCTGGCGGGGATGTCGGCCGCCGCGGCGCGGACTTCGAAGGTGTGCGGCTCGCCGCGCGGGCTCATTTGCCACCATTCGACGATCTGCAGCAGTGGATTGAAGCGGTCGAGCACTTCGCGGACGATCGCCCGCGTGCCCTTGCGGCGATGGAACGGGATCGCATCGGCCACGGCGGCGCGCTTTTCGGCCTCTGTCCAGTTCGGATCCCAGCGGGAGATCGCAAAGCCCCAGGCGAGGATGGGGAGAATGTTGGCGGGGCAGGTTGCCGGGTTCCACAGGTGGCCGACCTCCGACAGGTCGATGTCGGCGCGCATCGCATCCTCGATCGCGCGTTCCGCATCGGTGGCGTTTGGAGGCAGGATGCTCTTTTCGAGCAGTTCGGGCGGCAGGGCGCTCATTCAGCGACGCCGGCGTAATTCAGATTGATCCCGGTGCACCATCCGGCCTGAAGCGGGGTCATTACCTGGTCGACGGCGGGGCTGGTCAACGCGACGCGCTGGACGCCGGCGACGTGCAACGCGGCAATGATTGCCGACCGGGGAATGTCACGGCCCAAGCGGCGCGCTTTCGCCAGATAGGCATTGAGCGAGGATTCGGCGGTCGTTTCGATCAGCGTCGGATCTGGTCCGGCATAGAGGTACAGGTCGGCGGCGATCGTGAAATCGACGACATCGGCCGACTGGACGATGACTTCATCGGTTAGCGGCCGCACCGCATCGGCCGTCAACATGGCCGTCACCGCGGCGAGCGTGCCGCCTGGCGCGCTGCCATCGCCGGTCCGCGAAAGGACGGAAACAACGACTTGCCCCGGTGTCGGTGACGTGGCGGACGCGTCGAGAACGTCGCCGCTCGCCGATTTCGCGAAATAGACGTAGGCCAGCTCGGGCCCCGCCACGCTGAAACTGTGGGGCGCCAGCAGGATACGGCCGCGCAGCTCGGTATCGCTTTCCATGACGGCTGGCGCGCCGGTCACGGGATTCGCCGGGGTAATTTCCAGACGTGCGACACCATAGAGCGCACCGAGATTGTCCAGGTTGGCGCCGGTCGCAAAGGCCAGCAGCATCTGGCGCGCGGCGTCGTTGCACTGCTGGGCGATCAGCAGCTCATCATAGCTGTCAGCCTCGAGCAACTTCATCGCGGGGTCGCTTTCAACCAGCGCGTCGAATTCGGGCATGCTGACGATCAGGCGCGCGATCTTGGCGGCGAGGCGAGCCTCGAAATCGGGCTGCGGCACCAGGACGGGAGGCGGCAGTTCCGACAGGTCGATGGCGGGCGACGTTGCGATGGACGAGATTGGCGGCATGACGGGCAGGGAAAGCCGAAGGCACGCGCGCGCGCTAGGCGGCGGCCCTGTATCGGCGGGCCTTACAAGGGTTCCGTGCGATCAGGTGCCGCGGGAAAGATGCTTTTCGACCGCTTCGAATGTCCGACCTTCGTCGTCTGGATGAAAGCCGAGCAGCTCGCGAGCGATATAGCGGGCACGAATGGTGCGGCCGTCGCGGGTGCGGCCGACTTCATCCTCTTGCCCGAAATGATGGACCTGCGCGACCTGCTGTGCCTGGCCGACAAAGCCGATGCTGACCTGGTCGGGGGTGGCGCGTACCTTCAGGATCCGCGCCTGGCGCAACTGCCGGAACATCTTGCCGCGCTTGCTGGTGCC